CGACGCCCGACAACCTTGGCAAGCTCCCCATATAGCCGGACTTTACGCAACATGACGCAACCGCTTCCCTGTACAGGATTGTAGCCATCCTCCATACAAATCCCTAGAAGACAGCCGTTCTGACAAGTGATGCAGCACCATGCCATCACCGATGTAAACCGCACAATGATTCAGGCCATTGCCATTGATCTGCATCAACAACAGATCGCCCTTGATCAATGACTCATCTTCAGTCAACTCACGAAACCCTGTCGCAGCCCAAGCATCGTTAAACATTGGTGATTCCATAAACTGCTTTGGCGTTGCTGGCCTGTCCCAATCACGCAGGCTGATCCCTTCTTCGGCGTACCAATCACGCGCCAATGCCCAGCAATCATTAATGGCCCACGTCCACTTACGGCCAATCAACGGAGCCTTATATCCACATGGAACGTATTCATCCCAGGTTTCGGTTTGTGGGTTAACGATGTACCAAGGCAAACCGTGCTTTTCTGCTGAAACCTTGTCGGCTTCACTTGCTGCCGGTGGAGTTTTTGGATGGCTGTGGACAATTCCAATAATTTCTCCTTTATCGTCGGCAGCTGCATAATCCTCAGGATTAAGCACAAACATGTCTTCCATGTTGTGCGCCATATTCCGGCACATCCAGTATTTTCTACGTCCTTTAACGACTACAACAAGGCCAACAGCCTCCCATGGATAACGGTCTTTTGCGTCCTGTAACGCAGTATCGCGCCATGTCATGCGAAGAACGTCCCAATACCTGGATACCCTCCAAAGGGTAACTCATTATTTTCGCCAAACCTGCACTCGCAACTGCTTTGACGTTTGCCGCATACGTCGTTAGCCTCAGTTATTGGATCGCCATTCTCGTCTTGAAAAGCATCGTTGGCCGTAAAAAATTTGTAAGTAACACCATCAACAACTTTGCCGGGGTCATTTGCTGAGTTGTAACTGCATTCATCTGATTTATAAACCCATTGGCAACGGCTGATGCACTGGCGCTTTGGTGCGCGTACACCGGCAAGATCAAAGGCAGACGCAAGTTCAAACTCAATTAAAGTCCGGTTTTCTGCTGACTTGCGATCAACGTAATAAATTTCTTTGGGGAAAAGAGCTGTACTGTCTGCCGTGGTGTTGTTTGCCGTGTAACCAACGTCCCAGTAATCAGCAACAACATAAGTTTCATAACTCGACCCAATAAAGTTTTCTGAGTCGATGTATTTCGCCAGCGTCCGCAGGCGCGTTACTTTTGCGCCTTCCAATCCATTCGGCAACGTAGCAATTAGACCTGTGATGGTACTAAACAGATTGCTTAGTCGTAAAGTTGGACGCGGCAAGCTGCCCTGCCCTGAGTAACTAAAACCCTCAGCTTCAAGCGGGATTGCTGTGTAAAGCTGCCCTCCAAACGTTATGGCTTGAAGGCCGCCTTCCTTTAACCCGCTGAAGTAATAAGTTGCATCGACTCCATGCTGCACTGAATCCAGCTCGAGCTGGAATAGCTCGATAATTGCTGTTGGCGAAATGCCTTGCAGCTCACTTGTAATGCCATCACTGGACTCCGTGTCGGTGTAACCGGAGTTCCAGTATCCAGTTACGACGTAAGACATGCTCAGCTAGTAGTGGCTTTCACCACTGCAAACCCGATCACAACCGCTTCGCTTAACGATCCACTCGTGATGTTTCGGACGTTAATACTTACAGAACCAGCGGCAGGTTGAGCGTTGAGCAAGTACGAACCAGCCGTTCCACCACTAACGTGATTCAGGACAATTACGTCAGTCACCGCAATCGTTGTGTTGGTCAACGTAAACGAAACAGTTGTGTCAGCGGCCAATGCCGCAGCATTCATTGTGATCTGACCGCACTTCTTGCTTAGCGTTACCGCTGTGCTTTTAGATGTTAGTTGGGTTTCATTGCCACCCTGCCCGGTTGCTATATAGCCGCAACTGTCACGCAGGTCGGTAAAGTTGGTGTCAACTTCTGTATGGGTGAGCGGGCTGCCCTTGCTTGATCTAGTCGTGACAGTCATTACGGCTCAAAAACTTGGCGGAATGTTGCTTGTATCGTAGCTCGGTTCAGGTAAGGGATCGATTTAGTCCACTGCTCACAAACAAATTTTGAAGTGCTGCCTTCTCCAGGCGGTGTGAAATCAAAACTTGCGTTGTCACTAGCCCGTGCATCCAGAAACGTTTCAATGGTGTCAGCATCAGTTTCAGACACCTCAAACGTAAGGCTAAAACTTTTGGGGTTCTGGTTTAAGCCAAACGTAAGACGTTGCTCGTAGCCATCACCAAACTGCACCTTTCGCGTGACAGGGGCGCTGCTTTTCTGCACGCCATAGGTCGGTGTAATTGAAGGGAATACAGCCATTAGCGGGTCAACAAGCCTCCAGGTCGTTTTTGCTTGATTAGCTCAGCTTGAACAGCAGCGCCAATCGCTTTGCCAAGTTGCGAAGCGTTTGGACCGTCACCCTGAACAGAAGAGCCAGAAGCATCAACGTTCACAGTCACATTAGCGTTACCCATTGCGTTGTTCGGCGCAATGCTGCCACTGCGCCCAGGGGTAAATAATTCAGGGCCACGCTCGCCAACCATGTAAGACGTGCCGCCTTGCACAGTGCCGCCAGAAGCCCTGCCACCGCCAAACAACTTGCCAAGGATCCCACCAGTGCTTCCAAGTGCCCCAAACGCTTGATTGATACCAAGCCGCAAAAATTGCTTGCCTAAATCTTTTAAGATGCCAAGAGCAGATTCGCCAAGCGATTTGGTGCCGTCAATCGCATCCATAATTGAGTCGGTCACGTGGGTCTTGATAGCGTCACCCACTTGCTTGTACTTCTCTTTTAAATCGTCCGCAGCTTTTTGTTGCGCGTTGGCTAATTCTTGTTGCTTGTCAATTTGACCTTCAAGCAATCGGCCTGTATTCACAAGATCAAACGCTTCAGTAAATGACAGCCCGCCATTCTGAATCAAATCCGCCACTTCTCTTGTGACATCTGCAAATTCTTTGCCGTGACTTGCCGTCAAAGCCAAATGCTTGTTTTCTTCGCGGCGTTTATCTACTAGACTAACTTGTGCTAGCGATTGTGCGTTTGTTAGTTGAATAATCTTCTCCATGGCTTTTTTCTTTTTATCTTTGTCTAGATTTTCTAGATCAGGCTCAGGTATAGGTGTAGGAGTAGGAGTAGGCGTAGGTGTTTTTGGCTTGCTTTCTGCTGTAGCAAGTGCATCTCTTAATTTGATCAAGCGTTGCTGAGACTCAATCAGTTTGGCGTTAATGCCAAGTAATGACATCTTCGCCCCTTTGTTTCGCTCAACCGATAGAGTCTCTTCTTCTATAGAAATTGCAGCTTTCAGAGCCTCGACAGAACCATCTGCGATTGCATTGTTAAAACGTTCTTGTGCTGTTTTTGCGTTATACAAAGTTTTAATTAACGAGCCAAGTGCAAGCGCAGCAATAGCAATTGGAAACGCTGCAACCGCAAGATTTAATGCGCCTTGAGCGGCTGCTGCTATATAAATCTGGGCACCAAACGCCTTAAACAAGGCAATTTGCGTTCCAATAATACCTGCTAATTTTGTAGCCAAAAAAGCCTTGACGGCTTTGGTAAGTAAAATTACGCCGCCAGTAACTAGGCCGATTTGTATTGCAAGTTGGCCTGCAGGAGCTGGAATCTTGCTTACATTTTCAAGCACAGCAGCAAGAGCATTTGCTGCTGCAGTAGCCGCCGGCTCTAACCCTTTACCGAGTGCCTCAGCAGCATCGCCAGCATTTTCGCTCAGCAAATCTAGTGCGCCAGCAAAACCCTTTCCAGCAGCGTCTCCAGCACCTTCGTATTGTCCTTTAATCGTTTCAAGAATCAAGGCTTGAGCGTCTAGTAACTTGCCAGAATCAACTAGTTTTTTGATCGTTTCTGTTTGTGCCTTGTTAAAAGTGATGCCTGAACGGCTTAGCGCAGTCAAGCCACGTTTCGGGTCTTCAAGTGCTTTTGCAAGCTGAACAGTTGCGCTCTTGACATCAGATCCCATGACCTGAGCAATGTCAGCCGCAACTGATGAAACTTCTGTAAACGATTCAACCGCAATCGCACGGAAGGACGACAAGATATTGAACGACTGAATAAAGTCGTCCTGGGAAAATAGAGTTGCATCGCCAAGCCTGTCGGCTGCTGCCTTCAATTCATCAAGTTGCTTAGAGCCACTTACACCAATACGCTCTAGTTGAGCAGACAAAACATTTAAGTCAGCCTGCCGCTTGCCAAAGGTATTTAAAGACTTGTTCGCAAGAGTAAGAGCACCAGTCAGTGCCACCATCGGGCCGACAACACTGCGAAAGCTAATTCCAAAACGCTGAATATTTGCTGTCGCAGTTCCTGTGCGCGTGCTCGTGGTTTTAAGCGTTGCGTTTAGCTTCTTGCTTGCATTGTTCGTTTGATTTATTGCGTTGACTGCTTCTCGCGCATCTACTCTGAGCTTGACGTTCGATTCAGCCACGGCAACGCAACGACGATAGTCAAAGTCTACCGCCGCTGTCGTTTCGCGCGTTCAATGGCTTTTTCTTCGTTTTCGGCTTTTACCTCGTAAAACGCAGCAAAATAAACAAACTCCGCATCAGTCAATTCCATGCGGAGCCTGCTTACTGTCATCCCTAACTCGCAGGCCAGAAAGAACTCAAAGTTGAGCCAACTGTCCTGCTTTAGTCGTTTTTTGCTTCTTCAAGGTCAGCCTCTTCGCTGAGGCCAAACAAGAACAGCTCAATCTCGTTCAATACAGATTCAGGAAGCTGACGCTGAAGCTTGGCTGCGTCCGCAGCAGCAAAAGCTTTAGCACCATCTTCAAGCTCTGCCATCTGGCACAGCATCTGCGTGCTGATGTCTAATGCTTCTTCAGTGCCAGCAAGACTTTGCGCTTTTTTGCGGTCAGCGCGTGTGATCGGTTTGAAAAACAGATCTACAACTTTCTGGCCGTCGGCGTTTTTTAGTTCGAACTTGCGGCGCTGGTTGAGGTCGAAAGCCCCAACCAGCAGATCAACGGTGCGATTTCCAGCAGGCATTTAGACGACAGATTTGTCATCTAAACTATAGCCTCATCACTCAAGGTTAGAAGTGATGGTGCTGCTGGTGATGAAGTTGCAGCTAGCAACAACTAACTCGCCGACAGTTGAAGTGATTTCCATGTCAGTGATAATCCCGCCAAAGGCAACCGAATCAGTGCCGTTTGTGTTGCCGGTGGTGAACAACTCGAACGAAGCATCAGCGGCATCATTTGCTTTGATGATGTCTTCAATGAAACCGGCTTGGCCCGTTGCATCTGGGTCGTAAACCAGTTCAACTGTTCCGGAGCCAGAAATCATGCTGCCAACAAATTGGCGAAAAGTGTTCCCATGAACTGAAGTGTCCAGGGTTTCTTTAGTGATTGACAGGCTCCAGCTGCGAGTACCAACAACAGTGGCAAGAGCGCCGCTGCCGGTCTCAAATTCAACTGAACCAGATTCGCCTCGGATTGTAGCCATGGTCAGAGTTCCTCGATGGATTCAAAGGTCACACGGACCTGGGTTTGGAAGTAGCCCTCGGGTGCTGCTGAAAGCAGTGCCTCTGGACCTGTTGCAGCGTCGAAGAAAACCCCCGACA